CCTTGTTGTCGGGGTCGTTCTTCGGGGCATCCATGTCGCCGCGGTGGCGCTGGAACCAAGGCCCCATGCGGCGCACCTTGTCTTCGGAGATTGAACCTTCGACCATGTCGCGGGCTTCGCGGATCGTCTGGTCGGTCACCCCGTCGCCGGACTTGCCTTCGGCGTGCCATTCAAGGCCGCGCCGTGCGGCCTCGCTGACGTAGTCTGGGACGGGGACGGTCTGGGGCATATCAGCCTTTGACGAGGTTACCAGGGATGACCCACAGTTTGCAGATGCCGTTCGGGTCGATGTCGCCCGAGACAAGGCCGCAACCACGGGGGCCGCGGTAAAAGACGCAGTTCTGGCAGACCATGCCTTCAGAGGCGAAGGGTGAGGCGGCGACGTAGTGGGCGCCATCAGGGCCGACGCCCTGGTCGAAAGGCCCGAACAATTCTTCCACCTCTTCGTAGCCGTCCACCATTTCCTTCTGGCGAGGGGTCAGCAGCTCGAGGACGGAGTCGTCGATTTCTGAGGCCTTCTGTCCGACCATCGCCTTGCCGGCGGACTTGGCCGAAGGGGAGGCGGAAGGCTGGGACATGACGGGCATACCAGCGAAAGCGGAGAGGGCTTCCTTGTAGGACGAGACGATGCCGGTGACCAGACCCTTCGCGGCGGCCTCGCGGCCCGTGAAGACTTGGCCTTCCATGTCGCTCGTCTGGACGTAACGGCGCTTGCGGAGGACGGCGGCACGGAAGCCGTCACGGGTGGCCTCGACGCTGGACTGCAGGTAGGCGCGCTGCTCTGCGGTCAGGGGCATACCCTCGGCGCCGGCGGCCTTGTGGACGCCCGCGGCGATTACCTCAAACTTGATGCCCTGGGACGCGTAATACTCTTCGAGGTTCGTGACGATGAGGTAGACCCCGATGCTCCCGATGGAGGACGAGGCCGTGACCACGAATTCGTCCGCTTGGCTGGCGATCCAGTAGGCGGCGCTGGCGGCGATGTTATCCGCGAAGGCACGGGTCGGCTTCGGGAAGTTGGCGACCATGGCGGCCAATTCCTCAACGCCCGTGACGGTTCCGCCAGGGGAGTTGACGGAAAGGAAGACCTTTTCGACCGCAGGATTCGCGGCGGCTTCTTCCAACCAGCCGGCGATGACGTCCACATCCGCTCCGCCCATGAGGCGCTCGATGGGAGACAGTCCCTTGCCGATCGGGCCGGACACCGGGATGACCGCGACGTTACCTACGACGTAAGGCTTAGGGGCTTCGCCGAAGAGCTGCGAGATCATGTCGCCGATGCCGGCGGCCTTCGAGGCTTCGACGTAGTCCTTCGCGCGGACGGGGTTGATGAGCAGAGGCTCGAGGCCACGAAGGCCTTGGGAAAGGAAACGCACGGGTGTTAGGGATTAGAGGGTGGGAGGGGTTCCAGCCGGCTGCGCCTGTTCGGGCGTGACCGGGTTGGGGTAGGTCTGAGAGATGCTTCCGTAGGGAAGACCGAGTTGTTCTTCCTTCTTTCGGATATAGGCGAGTTCCTCGCCGATTGAGTCAATCTGCTTATAGAATTCAGTCCCGTGGGTCTTGTAGAATTCGGAACGGCTCATCAGTCCCATCTTGATTGCCTCGCGGTCATTCTGGGCTTCGCGTCCAGCGTCCACCGTAAGGGAAGGAGGCGTGATCGCGGAACACTTGAACCAGTCCGGGTCGTCGGGAATCTCGCCTTTCTCGATGCCGTCAGCGATGATATACTGATAGGTCGGAATGCAGAAGCGCTCGATGATCATGGTCTGCACATGGGAGATAAACCTGTCGGCCTTGTTCCCGACCAGGCGAATGCCGGCCCCGGAAATCTTAGAGGGGTCGACCACGAAATCCCAAGGCAGGGAGCCGAAGGTAACGTCGCGCTGAAGTTCAGAAATGAATCCGTTGAACGTCTGGTTGGGTCGCTTGGACTCCTGCATCTCCAGCTTCTCATTCGGCTCGAGGACGAGGAGTTTGCCGCCGGCCTGTTCGACGATGCCGGAGTAGCAGCGGTCTCCGCCGCCCAGCTCTGAGGCCATGTCGTCGGTGATATGGCCTCCTGCCTTGTTCAGCACGCGGGTGACCTCCGACTGATCCTTGACCGCTCGGGTCTCGGCTTGTAGGATCTGGTCGATATCCTGGAGGCTGTTGATTGAATGCTGCAGGAGGGGGATTCCGCGGGAGGCGCTCGAAGACGTGAAGTCCACGACGTGCATCATCGCGTTGGCCAGCACCTGCCGGCTGGAGCCGTTGGAGCGGTAGACCCAATAGGCGACGACCTCGCCGAAGTCTCCGAATTCGACGCCGTCCCAGACGCGCTCTGGAATATCGCGGTCAGCAGGGTCGCCGACGCGGTGGGCTTCGATGAGCTGAATCTTAGCCTGGTCACGGCCGTTGCGAACCTTGGCGGCGAAGGTATCTCCGTCACGCATCCAAGCGCGGGTGATGAGTTTCTGGCAGTCCTCGAAACTGAAGCGTCCGGTCACGTCCAACTTGCGGGAAACTTCATAGAAGTATTCCATGTGCCGGCGGCCGACCTCGGCGTCCCTGCAATGGGACTGCATACTGATTCCCGTGCCGACGACATACATCACGGTGTCGTTCAGGATTTGGTTGTATAGGCCGTAGTTTCGTTCGGCATATCGGCACTTCTTGACCATCGTGTTCCGATCGCGGGAACGAAGGTCGCGGCGGGCGTCCACGTTGGCGCCCATGTAAAGGATTTGACGACCGTTGCTCTGCGTCACGCTTTCCCAGCGAGGGTTCTGCGGGTAGCCGCCGCCGTTAGCCTGGGCCTGAGGCACGGGCATTCCAGCCGCACCAGTCAGCGCCTTCTTAGGCAACTTGCCAGGCTTAGGAACGCCGGCCTTGGTGGGTTTCTTCGGGGACTTAGAGGCCATAGAAAGAGTCGTTATTTCGGTTGTCGTAACGGACGTTGATGACGTTGCGACGACGACCATACTTCTTCGGGTCGAGCTGGCTCAAGCCGTAGAGGGCTTCGGCGAGCATCTCCTTGGGCGGCAAGGCGAACTGTTTGGTGGCGCTGGAACCGCTGTCGCTATAGGACATGAGGGTCTTCCCCTCCATGATCATAGACACCGCCTTCGCCTTGATGGCGAGGAGCTCGTCTTCCGTTAATCCGATGAAAAGTCCCTGCATAAATCTGCGGGCTTAGGCAACGGGGAGAGGTGGTCGAGGCTCTATGCCTCTTGGGCGCACACTCCCGCGACGCTCCTCGACCACCGCTCTTAGGGTCATCATGGCGAACCTCCCTCGCTTTGCAAGTTGTCAACACTCGCCTCCCGGCCGACGACCCCCCAGCGGACGGCCGCCAGCAGGGCGAGGATTTCGCAGTCCAGGGCGTGGTTGTCCTTCTTCCCTTGCGGCATGATCCACGTCGCCTTGCCCGTCCGCCTGTCCTTTACGCGGACTTCGGAGTTGATCTGCTCGACGTACTCGGGGGTGGCGTCACGGGGGAACGACCACACCTTTCGAGCTCGGAGGCCGTGGAGCAAGTCCTTGCCCGCGAGATTGCTATGCATGATGAGCCATGCCCGGTCTTTGCAGCCAGGGACGAGGATGGCCTGTTTGTCGGAGAAGAAGCGGCGCAGGGTGTTGCCGTCCTTGTCGGTCACCGCGAATGAGTCCGCCCCCGAACCCTTGGCGCACTTCCACCCCCTGAGCGCCGTCTGCCTGTAGACTTCTTGGGTCTGGTCTCCTGAGTCCACTACCACCATGGCCTTGTGGGTGCCCGTCGAGGTGACGAAGGCCTCAACGTCCTGCCACGTCTCCAACTTGGCGAAGGCCTTGAGGCGGCTGTGACCGCTCCTCGACCACATACGGCAGACCCCATAGAAGTGGCCTCGCTGGACGTCGATTCCGACGCTCCGGCAGGGGATGCTTCCCGCCGGCGCTCCCTCCCTATCGACCACCTTGCCCGATGGGGTGATGACCGCCTCGCCCGGCCAGTCGTCCGCGAGGGCGTAGTCGGCGGACTCCGTCGAGACGACCATGCTTCCGCCGTCATCGCTCCAGGGGATGGCGAGGTACTTCTGCTTGAAAATCTTCCGGGCCTCCTC